TTTTTCTTTTCTTACAAAAGGAAATCCTTGTGTTTGAGAATCTATAATATATCTTGCTATTCTTTCATAGTCTAATTCGCTACCGTCAGTTATATCTAATGCTGCGGCTACGTTGTCTGTATTGCAGTATGGTCTAACCACATCTATGTTAGTTAATACGACAACATCGTTATTTGAGTTTTTAACAGATGCTGTTAAGTTGCCTGTATATGTTAAATATCTACTATTTAAGGTAAATGAAACTGATCCAAATAATGGAGTTGCTGATGCTGAATAAGATTGTCCTGTAATTAGGTCGTCATACTCTAGTGTATGAACTGCACTTGATGAAACTTGAAAACTTGCCACTAAACTTGTTGTGTCTGTGTGTCTTAATATTTCCATATTATACGCCGTAAGCGGCGGCTACCTCCTGTGGGGTAGCAATTCTAACTTTATTATTTTTTTCTACCCATTTACTTGCAAGTTCTTCTGAAACAATATTATATCCACGAACTAATTTTCCTAATTCTTTATCACTGAGACTTGCATTTTCAATATATAAAGCAACTTTATTATTAGATTCGTACATAATATCCTCCAAGTTTATTATATCATTTATAAAATAGTTGAAGGGAGGACATTTTTACGTGTCCCCCCTTCGAGTTGTTCTGAAGAGAACTATTGTTGCATGTAAGCAACTGCGTCTTCTTCTTCAATTTGAACACCAAAACGCAAGAAAGTAGTATATTCTACTGTATCTTTCTTAGGTTGGAATTCACGATGAACAGTAACGTCTCTTTGGAATCCCCAAATACGGTTTTCTGGGAATGTCAATGATACGAATCCTGCTGGCATCAATGGAACTTCAACTAATGGAAGACCAAGAACACGGTATTGAATTGGAGCACCAATTGTTTGAGGTGCTGCACCATCGATAACACGTTCTACGATTCTTTCAGTGTTTAAGTTACCACTTGAACCAAGACCGTTAATGATTGCTGCTACTGTTTCGGTATCAGCATAGAACTTCATTGCTGAGCGAGAAGCACGATATTTACGTGGCATTGCAAGCACAAGTGCTTGTAAGTCTTCAATATCTGTTCCGTAAGTGGCACTGTGACCATTATTTTCTTTAGCAACAAAACCTTCCAAAATGTTAAGGAAAGTATTTGAGCCTGTACCTGTTCCGTTAATTGCAAGATCTTCAAGATCGTTTGCAAATGCACGAGTCATTGTACGAACTAAATGATCTTCTAATGCTGCACCTTCGATGTTATCTTCTAGTGCTTCAGATGATACTTCCCAATCAAGACGAACTTTCTTTGTAGTAATTTCGACTTTTGTGAAAGTAACTCCAGCATTTGTGTATGCCGCATCTGCTTGAGCAGCAGCACGGATTACACGTTCTCCAACGTTCATCTTTTCTAATTCTGCTGTGTTGCCACGCATTGTTACACGGCGACCATCACGAGCAAGAACTTGTTGTTCAAAGATGTATTCGATAAATTGGCGTGACTGTTCTGGATTTAAGATACCACCACCATCTGCTGGTTTTGCGGTTCCTACTGGTCCAAGTTCGCTTGATGGTGTTGAAACACCGCCAATACCTCCTGAAGCAATAACTCCTGTTACAGCAGCCTTATTTAAAATTTCTTCTGACATATTTTTTTCACCTCCCAGTGAATTTAACGATATAGATCAGCGGAATTGAGGAAACGCCCGCCCCACATCGACCTTTTTTGTATTTTTTGCTGTACGACCCCGCCGAGGTCGCCAGATTTACGGACCGCTGTGTCATCTTCTACTGCATCGACACGCTTTCCAAACTCTTCAACATTGTTTTTTACACCAGTAACTTCCTCTTTAACTGATTCAATGCCTTTTGTCATTTCAGCAACTTTGTCGTTAATTGATTTAACGGCTGCTGCTAATTCTTCTACTGCTGCTACAACGGACTTGCTAACTTCGTTAACAGATGCTTGTACTGTTTCAACAGCCTTTGCTAAGTCAACTTGTGCAACTTCTTGTGCAGGAGTGGCTTCTGTATTTTCAGATTTAACAACTTCTTCAGAAACTTCTTTTGCTTCTTCAACAACAGGTGCTTCTTCAGCAGCAGGTGTTTCTTCAACAACAGGTGCTTCTTCAGCAGCAGGTGCTTCTTCAGCAGGTGTTTCTTCTGGACTATCAGACTTTACAATTTCGTCTACAACGACAGTCTCACTATCTGTATTTACAGTTTTTTCTACTTTTGTTTCTGCAACAACTTCTGTTGCTTCAACTTGTTCTTTTTTTGCCATATTCTTCCCTCCTTTATTAATTTGATCAGTCTTGGATGTTTGTCCAAGTTCTGTGTCCTGTGATTTAAGTAAACCTTTTATCACAGAAACCTTATCTACATCGTTTGATTCTACGAAACCAACCCAGGTTTCATCATTACGAGGATCTTCTTCTTTTGAAAGTCTAATTGTTTGATATTCTTTTGACCAGTAAACATTTTCAAATAATGTTTTTGTGATCATACCCTCAACAGTATTTACACCATTTGATGCTTTTTGAATTGAAAGAATGTTTGCGAATTGATTAGCAGGATTATCTACTAATGATAGTTCATGGAGGTCATAGTCCTTAATAACACGAATCTCTTTATCCATTTCGGCGTTGTACGCTTTGTCTGAATCGTTGATGCTACCACCAATAGAAAAACCAGTAAGAGTACCATCAAGAACTTTTTCCCAAGTGTCTTGAGCACCTTTAGAAATGTATGCATCTACGTATACCCCATTATAAAATTTTTCTTCTTGTTTGTTATAAAATTGATCTGATTTGAAAGACACAACCTTGCCTACTGCAATTGGCATGTGCATTTCTCTTAAATTGCCACGAAAGCGTTCAAAGGCTTTTAGGCTAACGTCTGTTGGTACGATATCTGCCTGTTTATCGACATTGTCAAGTGTCGCAAAACCTGAAACTATTCTGCGTTCTTTGTCTACTTTTGCAATTGGCATAGACAACGTTATGTTGTCTTTTTCTGAGTGCCAAAATGCTTTATGCATGTTAGTCATACTAGTTCCATTATATAATGTGTTTTAAGGATCTTTAAAGTTTATAACAACTATTGACTTGATCTACCCTCGCCCTGTGCATTTCTGCCAGACGTGGTTGAGGTAGAGTCGCTTGCGTTATCTGTTCTTTGTTGATCCCTCATTCTGTTTCCACTTGCTTGTGCTGCTATCTCAGCCCTTGCTTGTGAACCTAGAACAATTGGTTCTTGACCGCCTGGACGAACAGGGTAACCAAGTCTTTCACGAACTTCGTTTGGAACTAATACCTGCATACGTAGGTATCTTTCGTCAATCTGACTTTGTGTTACTTCGTCTGTCAGGGTGAGTTCGTTAAGTTTAAATTGTAGCATATCTGTTTCTTCTTTAACGATTTTGTTAATAACCTTTTCAAGGTTTCTTTGTGCTGGTCTAGCCACTTGTTCTTTAAAAGTACGGTCTGAGGATAAGGCTGATGCAATAGATACTCCAGCACCTCCACCTACTTTAGAGAATGGAACCTGATGAGCCATCAAGATATCGTCACGATTTGACTTACGATACTTTTCAAATGATCCATCTTGAATACCACTTTCAATGGCTTTCATATCAAACTCTACTTTATTATCTGGACTATCTCCAGGAAGTGGGATGTAAAGTGTTCTATGGTTTTGACCACGAAGTCCTGATTGCAAGAATCTAAATAACTTATCTTCTGCATCAACAGATAGTTTTGCACCTTTTAGGGATACTATATATCTTGGAACTGCTTTGTTTTCAAAGTAATCAATATTATACTTACCCGCCAAATTATCTCCAACCATTGAGGTTGCGGCTGCTACGGTATCTGGAACACCATAGTATGATGTTTTTGGTGAGTACTTTTTAATGTGGATTAATTCGTTTGGTCTTCTGTCTGTAGTTATAGGGTTTTGATCTTCTGTACCTTGGAAGTTTCTAAAGAATACAACTCGTTGATTTACAATCTGAATGTATCCATCACGTAAGCGTCTAACACGAATTGTTGTGGCTGGGATATGTCCGATATAACCAATATCTCCATTTACCTTACGTCCAATTTCAATATATCCGTTTCCAATTGATTCAACATCTGTGTATACTTTTTCTAAGATATGACTAAATGTGTCTTCGTCATTTAAACTTTCTAGCCATTCAGCCATAGATGCTTTTGATCTTTGAATTTTTCTTTGTGCTCTCATTAATGATTCTTCTGAATCTGCATCTTCAAGTCTTGCCATTGTGGAATCTGTTACTTCAAAAGAGTATCCAAGTCCTACTATGTTTGATACCTTTGCATTAACGGCAGCATGGTTAGCAAATGAGTTTTCGTAAAAGTATGCTAATTCGTCTAGGTTGTATGGTGGTATAACAACGTCATAAAGGCCATAGGCAGTGACAAGATCCATTTCAGGGAATAGTTGCTTTGATCCACTATCTTCTTGCCCCATAAAGGCTTTATTTAAGTTTCTAGACGCTCTTCTTTTAAAGTTACTATCTAGTCCGTCATAAGATTTTGCTATTTCAGCATCTATCATAAAGTCATCTGACTTGATAGATTTTTCCATTTTGTCTAAATTATCTATTCTTGCAATAGATTCTAATTGCTCATTCTCCATTTGCTTTTAAACCTTTCTCTGCATCCATCCATGCTCCAATGTCTGTTTCACTAGCGATGTATCCTTCTTTCATTCTACCCAGTTGTTCTGAATGTTCCATGTCTGAAATTCTTCTTACTCCTGGCATAAAAATAACTTTTCCTGCTGGTGCTCCATAGTGATGTGCTGCTTCTTTTACCTTAGCCATCTTTGCTAAATCGTATTGATCACCTGGGATGTTCATAACGTTGCCTCTTCCATCTCCAAATGCTCTTCCATTGTGGTCCATTTGCCATACATATAGGCCATATCTTTGTTGTTTTTGTAGAACTGTTAACTTACTATTACCATCTTTTGGGTTATGTGGCTTTTTCATATACACAATTGTACCACATTAAATCAAATTATACAACTTTACCTTCGTACAATATCCAATTTGCATTACTTAGTATTCTAAATGAGTCAGAATTTAAAGATAGAACTGAAGTATCATTAATTGTTGCTTTAGATAAACCAAAAAGTGACTGATGAATCTCTTCTCCATTAACAGTAAAGGATATTATATCTTCGGTTAACCACACTTCTCTCCAGTTATAGTTAGTCCAACTATTCCAAGAGTTGTTAACAACAGGGTCATTTGGTCCAGGAACGTCAACAATAGTAGACTTTATATCATTCCAATCTCTAGCATCAATAATGCTACCAAAGATAGTTGCTGATTTATTAAACATTGCAATATTGTTATAAACAAATCCTTCATATATTTCAAATTGTCCTGTTTGGCTATTTAGGCTTATATCTTCAGCAAAGGATATGATTATAGATGTCCAATTTAGTGGTTCTATTACTGGATTAGTTACTACCCTTCCATTTTGATAGAATATAGAGTTTGTATCTTCTAGGCCTGTTTCAACATTATAAAGTTTTAAGGTACCTCTTTTATTTCCTGTTTCTGTTTCCATGTATATATCTAATGTTGTTGAAGAGGTTTTTACTCTTCCCACTTTTATTCTTTCATTGATAGTATAGTCTTTGTTGTACATTAACCAAAATTGAATACCCCCCAAAGTATACTCTGGAGACTTTTGATTATTTATAGGTATTGTTAATCCACGATCACCTTGTATGTCATATGGTATAACCGATATGCCTGAATCTGAAGTTAGATGCATGTATGGGGTAGAGTCTTTATAGATCTTAAAAGGATTTCTTGTTTTAAATACATATGCATCATCTAGTCTATGGAATGGGTATATCTTATTTCCTGTTCTTGTATTGATTGGATAGAATGATCTTTCATCATAGGCTAGGGATGAATAAGACATGTTTTTAAGTTTAACTGACTTGTTTAATATACCCTCGGTTTTTAGTTCTATGTGTGTGGTTATGTAATAGTCTTCAAAGTCTACTTGATCTTTTGGAGGGAATATAATTGTTCCATCTACTACTTCAAATTTTGTATTTATAATTTGACCATAAGTGTAGTTATCCACTTCTAATATTCTATTTTCTTTAATTGCTTCAATGCTTACATAATCAGTATATGGTTTTTTACCTACCGAAGCATAGTCTTGAATTGTAATATATGTGCTTACCTTTAAAGCAGTATCTTCAGTTTCTACTGGCAATCCTGTAGTAATAATTGGAGAAGGATGATCTATGTTAAATTGCAACATATCTAAATCGTAGTAATCATTTTGTCCTTCATCTTTTACCTGTTTAGCAAAATAACTAAATGGAATAGAATCTTCCCAGTATCCAACGCATCCTATATCTTCTACAAGTGCTTCCTGTGTTTTTATAATGTGATGTGTATAGTTTCCAACATATTTCATAATGTAAGTATCTATGTCAGTACTAAATGTTCCATCTTGATCAATATATTCTAATAAGTCTTTATTTGTAAATAGTTTATTATTAAAGTTTGTTTTATATATTCTTCCTGTAAATGTATTTCCTTCAAACCCGCCAATATTTAAAGATAGATTTTGTGGGCTTGCAAAAAAGTTTCCAATTAAAGATGAGTATGTTGAGTTTAGTGTGTCTAGTTCTATGCCAGCAATAAAGTCTGCACTAGCACTTACTTCTTTATTCACTAACAAGACTTCGTTATAGTAGTAGTTTAATCCATCTGTATCTAACTCTATTCTAAAATTATTAAAACTTACTTTACTTGTAAATTGCATCACAATTTCTGGCTCTACTGGTAATTCATCTGGTGCCCTAAAAATTGAAAATATAGATTTAACTGCTGAGTCTATTGGGTTCATTGAGTCAAAGTATATTGATCCATTTAATTCGTTATATAAATCATTTGGTTTTAATTTAATAAAAGTATAATCTCCATCTTGTAAAATTAAATTATCGTATAAAGGATCTGCTGCTGAAAGAATTCTCATAGTTTGCCAATCATTGTTTTTCCAATATTCCCAAGTTCTTTCATTTGCTTCTAGCCAAGTTCTATAGTCTACTGATAAATCAAAAACTGCTAAGTCTTCTCCTACGTAAACAAATTCTGGAAGAGTATAGTTTGAAAACGATAAGAATTTAGAATTAGACTCTAGGTTATTAAAAAATCCAGCATTCCAACCTGTCATGTTTGGATAATTAATAGTTGAAGAATAGTTGGCAAATGGAAAGTCTATATAAACTGATTCTCCACCAAAGTTGTTAATAATGTTTTCAACGTTAACAACTCCTTGTCCAGATACATATTTTTTCTTTGCCAATTGGTTTGGGTATATGTATGGATAGATTGCAAAAGAATCTATTTCAAATGGATTAATATTATCATTACCGTAAAATGCTAACCAGTCTTCTCTTGGAAAAGGAAACGATATATATTCTTGATCTATTTCAATAGATATAACTGTATCTCCATTAATTAAAACACTAAAGTTATCTTCGTTATATCTTAAATGAACTAGCATT